TACCAAAAGGTTGATCTGTTCAACAAAGGACAGCTATCTATAGATAAGTTCACAGCGCCGGATGGATCTTCTCTAGGGATTCGCCAGCTACGACAGCTGACCAGTGGTGGTGTAGGCGTTCCTGGAGACTCTAAGAGATTTGCCTTTGCTAAGGACAAACTAGACTCTATGCAGTTGGGTGCCACCTCACCGGATGACTTGCTAGACAACACCAAGATGACTAACACGCTACGTGAGTACTACCTATTGCAATCTAAGGACTTAGACGGTTCGCTCTCGGTTACAAACTATCGTGGTAACTTAATAGGAACTAAGAAGGCACAGAAGAAACGTGTACTACAGCATCCGCCTCGTGAAGACCAGTTGCTATTCAATCCTGTGACTGGACGCTACGATGATTCACGGATGTTTCAACCTTCACCAGCTGTCCTAGAGAACAACCTCAAGCTAGTTCGTGAGGATCAGTATCTGTTAGCTAAAGATAAGCAGTACATCGAGAAATTCTCCAACAGCTTACATGAAAAGATGAGCGTCAATGAGCGCGCTGTCGTGGTGGATAATCTACGGATAATGTTTACGCGCTACCGCAAGAAGCCTGAGCCTTGGAAGAACTTTAAAGCTGTATCACAAAGCCAGATCAAGTTTGACATAATGAATGCATCAGATGCAATCGAGACTCAGATACGCAGCAATGCTGACCTGTTCAAGAAGCTAGCGCAAGATGATTTCATTGACCCTGTGCTCGGCCCTATCCCTCTAAAGAAACTGGATGATGACTTTGTGTCCAACATCCTGGCACGTAAAGAGTGGGAAGATAAGGTGGCACCGAAGATAGCTAGAGAGTTGCGTGATACCTTTGATAGACAAATCCCGCTGAAGATTAGGTGGAGCTTGTCGGATGAGGACTTACAGCAGTTCTACCTGAGGTTTGCTCACAGGCTGTCTCTGGCTGATAGCCCCGATGCGGACCAACTAGCAATGGCGTTAGGTCGTGATCTCTATAACCTCGCCGATCTGAACGGAGATCGTACAGCTTGGAACACATTGGGACAGAAGTTAGTTAAGTCTAACTCACCGTTCTATCAGCTGGAGACATTCGGAGTACAGAAGCGTAGAATGAAGAGTCGTATGAGTGGTCAGTACTTTGGTCCTTACTACGACACATTCTCCAGTAACATTCGGATCATCGATCCAAGGATCCAGAAGTATGCGAAGTTAAACAGAAGCATAGATGTGGGTCTTCGGATAGGTGTTACAAACCCTGCCAATCGCTTATACTTTAGAGAAGGTTACAAGACATATTTTCTGAAGAGCAAGCTGGGGCTGTATACTGATACGCGCATTCCTGTCACATCTACCGGTAGTTTTTCTGACTTTCCAACAGACCTCATCGACAAGGACATGGTGAAGGCTCTCAACTGGACATCCAAGACGGAATATAAGGTTGACAACGAGTTCTTTGACTTCACGCAGAAGTTACTGAACTTTCAAGATGATCGTGGCAAGGCTGCCCACTTCGACGGCTTGAATGAGTATCGCAAGTACATAGCGGGGAGAGACGATGCATATGAACGCTTCAAGACAATGGGTTGGTTCAGAGAGCGAGATGTTGCATTCAGCAATCCCGCGTTCTTAGACCATCGCGCCCGTATCTACGACAGAGGCTTCATAGGTCCACAATCAGGAGAGACCTTCAGGCCTTACCTCAATACCTCGCACGAGCTGGTGTTAGGTGTCAACGGTCATAGAAACTTCAACGATCAGATAGGTGCATTCTTAGGAGGACTAGATGACCACTTCGAAGGACGATTCAACAGCCTCAGTATCACAGGCAGACAGAAGGTTGCAGAGAAGTGGAGACCAGAAATGGTCAAGCTCGGGAACCATATGCTGCGAGGCAAACCCAACGACATCAGGGCAATCCTTGATTCAAAGACTGTGGCTCGCATCGAGGGAGAAGAACTCGGTAAATTCTTCAGATTCGCCATGGAGACCGCGAAGATAGATAACCACTTAAAAGGAAACTACTCAAAGAGATCACTGTCTTCTATGGAGAGCTACAAGACTGCGATGGCTCTAGAGCAAGATGCTTCTTCATCAGGTGCGCAGATAATAGCGCTGACTACGAAGAATAAGCAACTAGCAGAGCTTAGCAATGTTGTACCGACTAATCAGAAGAGACGGCTATACGATGAGATCGCTGCAGCCAGCTTCAATGACGCACGCTTCAAGAAGCTGAATCAGAAGTTCGGCCTTACAGAGAAAGACCTAAGAAAAGCAGCCAAGGCTCAGAACATGGTCACCTTCTATGGTGCTGGTGAGCGTACTGGCATCTTGAATGTTGAAGCTAAGCTTGGGAAAATTCTAGGGAAAGACAAGAACGTGTTGGTGGTGAAAGCCTCCGAGCGGGATGTGGTACTGAACGAGATATCTGCACAAGCAGCACGCTATGAGAGGTTTGACCTGGAGACAGCCAACGAACTCAAGCAGCTGAGATCTAACGTGAGAGATGTGTTCAACAAAGGCCTGAAGCCAGGCGATGATATGATGGAGCAGTTGTACTTTTTGGATGGAGACACCAGAGAGCTTGTTGCGAAGATGTCTAGGAACTACAACAAAGTGGTGACCCCCGATGACTTCCAAGCAATCGCTCGGATAATGAGTGATCATCTAGCTATTGAAGTACCTATCCTGAAAGATTTCACTAAGTTCTTAGGTCGCTTGGCCGAAGAGTTCTTGGTAAATGCGAAGCCCTCATCCAGTAACTTTGACTGGAAACGGATCCTGAAGATAAGTGTCAGAGGTTCCCGCAAAGACGGCTACGTTCTACCGGAGCGTGTTAGTGAGATTCTAGGATTACCTGCAAACACATCTGTGAGTGAGCAATTCTTGAGTAAGTTTGGTTTCTGGAAGCCCGATGGTAACTTGGATGAGATGATATACGGCGTTCGGAATGCTACCGATAGGCGTACAGGGGCAAAGTATCTGAAAGTAAACGTGGCAAAGGTCAAGAACCTGCACGAACTAGAGATACTCCATGCCAACAAGCTACCTAAGAAATGGACGAACATCCCTTGGAAAAACTTTGACGGTAAGACAATAGAGCAAAACTTCACACAGGTGTTTGAAGAACGGCTTACGTACAAGGATGCCCAGGGTAACATTATCAACAACATACTTCAAGTGCCCCAGAAGACCGAGGCTACCTGGTGGGAGCAATTAATCAATGACAAGGGCAATATCAACGACATAGCCGATGCTACTAAAGCGCGTACTGCGTTTGCTGTAAACGGAAATCACTCAAATGATGCTGTCCTCGTTAAGCAATTTCACCTATGGGGTGCCGACAACAAGGTACCTACCTCGACAATCCATGACGCTTTCTTCGCCAACGCAGCAGAGATGGTAGAGGCGCGACGTGGATTGAGGCAGTTGTATGCGAACAACGTTAAGAACAACACCATCAAAGCAACACTTGATGAAATGAAAGCGCGAGGTCTGCCTAATGACGTGTACCAGAGATACCTTAATGAAGCCATTGAGGTAGGTCTAATACCTGTTGTCGGTAGGTCACGGATCAATGGAAGGCTTATGCGAGACACTGATATACTTACCAGTGAAGATATTCTGCAGGACATCGACGAGGTGTTTGAGGATGACCACAGCTGGTATGGGGTAGGTTGACACCACCCCGTTAAATTAACCTAGACTTGACAAAGCGATAGTCTTATAGATTTCAACGTGATACTGTGTATCACAACCTAAAGGGCTGTGCCCGAGGATAAAGAACAATGGCTGAGAATACACCAACTGAAGCAGAATTAGCTGCGGCTAAATTAGAGAAAGAGCGTCTGGCTGAAGAAGCGAGAATTGCGGCGGAGAAAGAAGCTGCATTGACACCAGATGAGAAGCTACAGGCACAAATCCAAAAAGGAGTTGAAGCCGCGTTAGCACCCATGAAAACCAACCTTGACAACGCTTATGCACGCGTAACTGATGCAGAAGCCAAGGTGAAAGAATTCGAACGTAAAGAAAGAGAAGCAGAACTTCTA